TATTTACCGTTAAATTAGTATCCAAATCTTGTTTTGTAGGTGGCGTGTAGAGCCTGTACTTGCGCCAAGGTCAGCACACCATTGTATACCTTAACAAATCCAATATTACCAGTTTGTACTTCACTGCCAGAAGATCGACTGAACAATCGTAGTTGATTGAAACCACCCCCGCCGGCATTTGTTGTGGTAAAGGATGTACTAGTTGGTTGAGAACTAGTTGCGGTGTACAGTTGTCCCACATTAGTTGAGGTATTCCATGTGGCCCAACCAAAGTGCCACACAAGATCAGCGCCCGAGGCAGGTAAGTTAACTGAGATGTTGGGATAGAATGTGTCAGGGTTACCGTTGTACAAACCCATGAGCCAGTCTTTACTGGCTTCATTTTGTGTGTTTAACAGTCTACCATTGGCCACGTTGGTTCGTTGATAGGCCATAAACACAGTATAACTCTGCCCAGTAACCCAGTTGGGACCACCGTACATATAATCTGTGGTTGAAGTTCCTGCGCCAGTAAATGTAAAGATCCCACCGTTTGTAGCACTCCAACCTAATCTACTGCCAGCATTTGCCACGGTGATAGTATAAGCACCAGTTCCAGCAACAGTAGATGCATTTGTAGGCACAGCTGAATAATTGGCTGCATCTAAATCATACACCAATGTAGGGCCAGCGGCTACTGTCGCAGGCTTTTTATAAATCCTTTGTATAGGGGCATGGATTGCACTAAATCTACCTAGTTTCATTTATTATCCGTAGTTACTAATTTGACCTAGTACACGGTATACACCACCACCTAAGTGTATCAAGCTAAAGCTCATGACATCGGTATTGCTGGCTGTACCTGCACCTGCTGTAGCACTAACCCATTTAACTGTTTGGTTAACACCATTGACCTGTACGTTAGCTACACGATATGGTGTAGCACCTTGGTCAACAATAATTGTAGCACCAGTAACAACACCAGTTAGAGCATTAACATTACTAAAGTTTGCTGTCACGTTAGCACTCAATGAAGCATAGAATGTTGTACCAAGATTAAAGTTACAGGTTAAGTTGCCGCCAATGTTATAAACGTTACCATAGGTTTCGTAATACGCACCTTGTTGTGCAAGGTTACCAGCTACAGTTAAATTACCAAGTACATTACTAATACTACTGATGATGTTAACACCATTGGCCCATAGATAGTTAGGTGCAGTTACGTTACCTGCAATAGTAACGTTACTTGTTCCGTACAATCTCATTGCTGTTGCCGCAATGTTACTACCTAATGGTATTGCATTAATTTCAATAAAGGTGCCTTGTGCAGAGTCTGTATAGTTCTCTGCAGAAAAGATAGACATACCAGTTGTGGTATTAATGTTACTGGTTGTAAAGCCAGTGGCACCATAACCTTTTGCGGCATAAGAACCGATTGCATCACCTGATTGTATTGCTGTTGGCGTTGCAGGAGTACCACGTGCTTTTCTAATGGTGTAAGTTGAGTTTACGTTATTACCAAAAGAGTCTAATGTCATAAACGTTGACTTGCCTACTGCACCTGATACGTGAATAGTTGCATTAGATCTAATTGGTGTATCAGTATTCAAGTTGATAGTTAAAATACTATCAGCACTTTCTCTAACGTTACCTTGGCCTAATAATAAGTTACCTTTGATATTGTGTAAACTCGTAGCGTATGCACCAATAGCTAAGTTGCCGCCGGCAATGTCGCTAGTGTTAGTTGGCAAGTAAGAGGCTACGTTAGCATTACTGTATGGTGTAATGCTTTGACTTGTTAAGTATGCGGATACATTAGTGTTGCTATATGTTCCTGCACCGCCGCTTACAGTTGATAGTATGTTAACACCATTAGCAAACAAATAGTTAGCGGCAAGTATTGTGCTGTGTGATATTGAGCCATTGGCGTTGACCTGAATAGGCGCTACACTTGCGGCACTGGCTGTATCAAATGTTATAAATGCACGAGTTGTACCCGATGCAGGTTCGCCATCACCTCGGTATAGACCAAAAGTTGCGTGTTTTGCACTAGAGTTATTGGTATATCCGTGGCCGTTACCATCCCACCAGTCGTAGCTAAATGTTGCTGTGTTAGCAAAGCCGGCACCGTTACTAAAATTAATTGCTAGATTACCGGTATTAAAGTTATCATTTAAGTTACCAATCTCTAACCAGTAACCTGGATTAATATTATTAACACCTGTAAATTTACTTAGATGTATTTCACCACCATTGGAAGGGTTTAGTGTAATACCAAAATTGCCACCTGTGTCGTTGACTGTACTGATAGTGTAGGCACTGATTAAAATGTTACCAGTGTTGGCCGCAGTTGTAGCTGATGTTAGTTTTGAACCGTCGGCAAATGTAATACCACCTGCAGTACCTGACACAATTAAATTAGCACCAGTAATGTTACCAGTAATAGCAATTGGTCCAGTTGTTAAGTTAGCTGTAAATGCTGTAGCCTGACTGTTAAGGTTTGTAATAGCAGATGATAATGTTGATATGCTAGTGTTAGCGGCCGTGATGTTGGCTACCATTAATGAGTTAATGTTGCTTACATAATTTCTCATTGCTGTATTGGCAGTAACAATAGCGGCATTGGCTCCAGCAATAGCGGCATTGGCGGCTGTTACGTTGGCATTTAATGATGCTATGTCCGATCCAATTTGGCTAACGCCAGCAGTGGTGGATACATATAGATTACCGAGGTTAGCGTTAATAGTATTAATGTTACTGTCAACGTAACTCTTCATTCTTGTATTGGCTGTAACAATAGCACCGTTGGCGGCTGTAATGTTAGCACGTAAACCTGTAATAGATAATTCTTGTACTGATGCTGTTGATATCAACGATGCTATTACAGCGTTAGCGGCTGTTAGGTTAGCATTTACCAATGTAATTTGATTTGATTGTGTAGTGTTGTTGGCTGTTAATGATCCTACTTGAGAATTTACATACGATACTACGGCAGAGTTTGCTGTAACAATAGCGGCATTGGCGGCTGTGACATTAGCATTGGTATTTGTAATGCTGTTCAGGATACCACCAATGGCGCCTGCACCAGCGGCCAGGTTAGCGGCAATTTCACCCAAGGTGTCTAGTGTACCAGGCGCACTATTAATTAAATTATTAATGGCCGCACTAATAGCATTTGTTGTATAAGTTTGGTTAAAAGAGTTTGCTGTAACGATTGCGGCATTAGCGGCAACAATATTGGCACGTAATGCTGATGTTAAGTCTGTAACAAAATTGCCCATGCCCACATTACCAGTTGCTGTTGTAGCATTGGCGGCTGTGATGTTGGCACGTAATTCATTTATTCTTGTTTCTTGAGTAGAAGCATTGCCTAATAAAGAAATCAATGAAGCGGCCTGTGCTCCAGCATTGGCAGTTAGGCCTGCAATGTCTGTAGATTGTACGCCAGCATTGGCCCATAGTGCGCCAGTGGCACTACCAACATAAGATTTCATTCCAATGTTGGCGGTAATGATACTAGCGTTGGCCAAATCACTACGTGTGTTGATTGTTGAGTTTATAGTCGAAACTGTTGAATTTAAAAGACTAGCTGTAACTGTGTTGGCCGCAGAAACAGTATTGTAGGCCACACCCAAATTGGCTTTAAGTGCATCAATGTTGGCTTTTATATCTGATACATCGTGTTCAGTTAAAACGATATTGTAACCTTGAACGTCAATCTGTGCCTGGATGTTGTTAAGTTGGTTTGTTTGTGTAGCGGCGTTGGTATATAGGTTGCCAATGTTGGCACTGAATGTACTTAGGTTGCCGGCTATTGATAAAAGATTGGCAAATTTTGTATTTGTGTAAGATTGTGAGTATACGTTTGCGGCGTTAATTAGGCCAAGCAAAGAACTGTTTAACGTATCTAGTTGATGATCAGTTCTTACATTAGCGGCATCAGTAGCAGTTCTTAAGTTTGCCCAGTTTACAGCACCATAAATGTCAGTAACAGTTAAAAGTACGTCACCTTTGCGATTTGCCACACTTGTAACAGGGTAGGCAACATTGGCCAAAATTACGTTAGCAAAATTTTGGTCTATTTTTTGGAAAGCTACTCGTAAACTATCGCCAGTACCGTCATTTGGGTTAGCGCCTGTGTACACGTTTGCAAAAATACTCATCGGAATTTACCTTATTATCGTGTATTTATGGCTAAAACAAAAAGCCCGCACGATGCGGGCTTGTGTTTCTTTCCGTTGGTATTGTATTATTTACATAATTGTTTGTTTTGCCTGCTCATATAGTGCAAAACTAGCCAAATTTTTACCTTTGCTTTCGCATTGTATGTCAAAGTCTGGCCAAAACGTCAATGCCCAATCGTTAACAGCACGATTCCAGTAAAAATCACTATGTGCTCGGAGTTTTTGTTTCTTGTAACCTTCTACCAAAAGTGCCGCATGGTCGGGGGCATTGTGTGTATCATGTCCCACAAGTACATCTTCGCGGCTGACACTATAATGGCAAGCAGGGCGAACACCGCGCCAACTGTCAATAACTCGCTTAACACGGTCGTCCCGTGGGCTAATGTACTCGCCTTCACGTATCCAGTGATGATGAATATCGAGTACAATAGGTACAATATCAGAAATGGTAAGACAATCATTTAACCCCCAGGCGTTTTCTTCGTTCTCAATTGTAATACAGTTGCGGGCTTCGGGTGACAAGCGGCTGTAGGCACGTCTAATGCCTTCTGGACCTTCTCTACCCGATATGTGGACGTTGATTTTAAAATCTTGGAAGGTACGGCCATAACCCATCCATTTTGCCATATTAGCATGATACTCAAACTCCTCTATCGAACGTTCGACAATGCCTGGGTTACTACTCGCAAGGACAGTAAATTGCCCAGGATGAAAAGACAATCGAACATCGCGATCACGAGCAATATTGCCCACTCTCGCGAACGCGGTTTCGGCGTATGAAACCACGTCAGGTTGACGCCAATAATCAGCAAAATCAGCGTGAGTATAGCAAGGCAGGATGTCGCTAGAAAGCCTAACCATCCTAAGGCTAGAGTCAAGTGTGGAGACACGGTCTACTAACCTTTCTGTCGCCGCAATATTTTCTACCATTAAGTCCCATAGTTTTTGTTCTGCTACTGCCCTTGTTTGTTTGTTTAGCCAGGCCACAGTTGTGGTGCCCGTATTGTATTTACGAGCATCGTCGGTAGATTTAATACCCTCAGTTTGATCCGGGCGATCAATCCATTTACAGCAAAAGCCGATTCGTTTAGTCATTGTACAGTTGCACCTGCATATTCTTTTCCGCCGATCTTAAGCATAGCAGTATACATTACTAAACGTTCAAACTCAACCAGTTCAGCATCTGTTGCGGCCGCTTCAGGTAGTTGGCCGTGTACTACTGCCCACAGACGCATAGTATCGTCTTCGGTTAGCCAAGTGTCAAATGTCATTTAATTGCTCGAATATAATCAATTACTTCCCGGGCTTCTGGAAAGCCCCGGCGCTCTTTGCTTTCAACTACAGATTCAATCATGTCATCTTGAATGTCGTGCAAGCCCGACACAAAGGTCATAATATCTTCGGGACGAAGAGTCATTTTAATGCTATATAGTTTTTTTGGGTCCATATTCTTCCTCGCTTAAAATTTTAACTTCGTCGTACTGTCCGGATTCCATCATTTCTTCAGCAATCATATCAGCTGAAAATACATCAAAACATTGTTCGTGCCTTACATCTTTTCCATTTTTGTATGCTATAACCGCTATCATTTATTACCGTCCACCGTTGTTACAGTACCTAAGTTTCTATCCCATTCTTCTTTGGATATCTTTTTGCCTTCAACAACAATGTATCTCTTGCCGTCATCATCAGAGTATTCGTATACCCAATCAGACTCGCTGTCGCCGGGGCAAAAATTACTGGCGCAGTAAAAGGAGCCATAAAGAACATGGCCACCGAAATAAATCAGGGCCAGTACAAAAAGAACTTTTAGGCGATAGTTAAGGAACATAGTGTTATTGTAACAAGGTCTTGATTAAAAATCAACCTTGAACAAACACTTCTACGGTTTGCACATGCCGAACAAATTCTTCAAACGACATAGTGTCGTAAGGGCTGTGGTTGTAAAATGCATCGGGCATGTTGATCCGCTTACCATTCTTATAGCAGTCGTGATAAGTTTTAATGTTATCTTCTTCAACATCGTCCCAAGGGCGATACTCATAACCAAGATAGCTGTACATATTAGTTGGCCTCGTAAGCAAGTTTCAACTTCTTCATAAATTCTGCACGAATCTTTGCCGCTTGTTTGGCTGTCATTGGCTCATTGTCAATGACTGCGGGTGCAGGCTTAACTGTAACATTTTTTGCTACTACTGTCTTTGGCTTTTTAACGGCCTTGGGTTTAGCAAAAGGGTTTTCATCTGCTACCACTTTAGTAAGCAATGCCAAAATTTCTGCATCGTCACTGAAGTTCATCTCCAGCAATTTCTTAGCCGCACCACTTTTAGTAGTGGGTGCTTCACCACGCAAGATGACCATTTTAATATCGGTGTCACCTAGCTTGGCCAATTGTTGGGCACGAGCAGGACTGCCTGCTGTACGGAATGTTAGCACACCGTTGACACGGCTAACGCCGGCAAAGTTGATAGCCTTACTCATATTAAACTCCCATTTCGTAGAAAGTTACACTAGGATCGATGCTGAGCAATTCTTCAGCACAACGAGTCAAACGGCGCATCTTTTCACGCACCATTGAAGCAGGCAATTCGCCATCACAAGTCAAGTTTTCAGGACTCATTTCTGAGTCAATGCTGTTAGCAATGGTTTGACGATCTTGAGCATTTAGCAAGCTCAATTCACGTTTGTTGAAAATCTTAGCCCAAGTGTTTTTCTGTGCAACATAGGCTTCAAGAGTGGAAATGTTCATATCTGCTCCTTATTAATTACTATACCCATAGTATAGCATTTTGGGAATTTCGGGTCAACCAAAATTAAACTGTTACAAATTGCCACGGATCGCGGTGGTCCCGTGCAATAATGTCAAAAATACTCTGTTGTAATTCCGCAACATCTTCGTTAGGAACATAAAAGTCGGTAGTAGGATCGTAGTACTGGCCCTCTTTGGGGTCGTAGTACAGGACCTGCCCGTTGGGGTAGTGGAACGGGCCTTCCAAGCCCTTACGAGGTTCCCATTTAGGGTCGTGTTTGAATACTGTATAAGCCATCTTAGTTTGCCATCAGTGTGATTTGAACGTCATGTCCTGCGTGAGTGATGCCGATGCCTACCGGACGGCCCTCACCTGAAAAACTACTGTGACGGCGATCATAAGCCAATTTTTGTATCGCAAGACGCAAAGCCTCGCCATGGCTAACCGTAGCCGTTTTTGTATACAAATCGTTGATAGTGCAGTACATACCAAACCCGTCAATGATAAAACGGATCTTGGTGCTGTTACTAAAACCAGAGACGTGTCGTTTACTCATATTAAGCCACCCAATCTGTAGGAGCCGCTTCCATAGCATCTTCAACTTTGGTCCACATTTCGTAAACGTGGTTAACCAGTTGAGCTTTGACAGCAGGGTTCAAAGGAAGTTTCTGAATCAATTCTTCAACTTCGTCCATTTTCCAATCAAGGTCTTCCATAACATTGTACGGGTATTTTGCATTAGAACTCATCACAACTCCTTTTTACTTACTATGCCATAATTATAGCATTTTGGGAATTTCGGGTCAATTAGTTCTTATCAACGGGCAAGCAACGATACTCACGCTGATATTGCAATTTTAGGTCAACCATTTGGCGGAAACTATCTTGCTGTTGTGGGTTTAATGCAACACCACGTGGGGTTGTTTGGGTTTCGTATATAGTACGCAAAGCACGATCGCAATCTACTTTGGTACTATGATAGCTGACTACAGCCGGGGTCTGCCCCATTGCGGCTACAAAGACTAATGCCCAATTCATTCGGATTCTCCCTTACGGTGTTTGGGTTGACGTTGATAGCGAGTTTTAAGTTCAACCCGTTTGGGCTTAAACGGAGTGTTGTTGAAAAACAACACTCTGTGAGCACGGGTTTTTTGTGTAGGAACTTTTAACTTTTTCATCATACCGTAATTGTAGCATTTTGGGTATTTACGGTCAACTACAAGTTAGTGGGTACTAACTTAGTGCAAAGTTGGGTTGTCTAACTGATCTGCATCAAGTATGCCGAATACCTTTAATATTTTTTGCAATTTTTTTGTTTGTTTAAATGGAATAGAGTCAGGCAAGAAAACGGACTTTAATTCGCCGTCTGGCCCTACTATAAAACCATAGTCGTCATCGCCAATATCTGTATCATACTGATCATCGAACGACTCATCACGTGCTTGGGCTAACTTGCTCATATTGATGCTCCAGTTGTATTATGTATTTAACTATTTCTTTTTCTAATTTTACTACCACTGAATGGTCATTGTCAAATGTAGTCACATACACCTGGTACATTTTACAGTCATGATAATCTTTTGAAAACACAATGCTTTCTGCGGCAATACTAAATCCGTATGCATCTAATTCTTCTTCACTACCAAGGTACTCTTGCTCATTGGCAATTTGTTCATCTGTGTGTTTGCTAACATATGGTTTGAGTTTAATACGTTGTTGATATTGTACTCTATGTATTAGTTCGTGCCCAATACATTCTGCAATGTCAAAACTAATCTGTTTCCAATTTAGCGTAGACCCAATGTATAGATTTTGTTTAGGGTGATAACATAAACTAATTTCTGTATGCGGTAGGCCTTGTGCATCATTGTAGCAATCGTATATGCCGGCTACTAGCACCATGTCTGGATCTACAGCATAATCTCTTTGTGTGCGAAAAGAAAAATCCGCGGCAGGAAACTGCCTACGGATTATCTTTGTAAAATCACTTGGTGTAAATGTTCGAGTAGAATATTTTTCTTCTAGAGACAGTAATCTATCGTATATTTGAAAAAACATTTTTTGTTGGATCAGAATAGAATATGTGGCCGCCAATTTTTTCTACTACAGTTTTTTGTCTAGCCCATGTGGGCTTGACACCTGTAGCATGGAAATATAATGCTTCGCCATACTTTACCCTATAGTCGTAGTAGTTACCCGAGTCTTCTAATAACTCACGTGCAATACGCTGACTTTCAACCCAACGTTCATCTTGACTATTAGGATTTTTAACAAACATACAACGCCAACTAAACTGACAAATTGTAAGTTTATGCCAAACAGTTTGTGTTTCTTTAGTAGTGCCAAAGAAATTACGTTTTTCAACTATACCTTGTGTAGCAATATCGCGAGTGACTTTTTGGTCTACTACACCACATACGCTGTTACTAAATCTACCATCGCTAACACGATTAAGAGTAACAATACCCACAGCGACTTTTCCTTCTTCGGGCTCATTGCCGGCTTCGAAGAATATATTACGTGCAAGGCAAGCGTATTCTTTTTTATCAACTTGAACAAGCGGGGTAGCAATCGCTACTACCATTGTTTGTAATTTGTCATGAGCCTGGTCATATACTTGACGGGCCAATGTTTGATCTTCTTTAACTTCGACTTTCTTAAAAAAGTTTTGTTGTACTTCTTGTGCATGACCGGGTGCCATTACGGTCAGGGCGATTATTGATGCGACGATCGAAATCATCTTTTTCATACTTCGTCCTCCTTTAGAGTTACACTCCCAAATTTCGAGAGCGTTAGATATTTACAGCCATATCTAACAAGTTATAATACTACATAAGTTTTACTTAGTCAAGGTAAGTAGTGTCTTTGGCAAAAATTCACCATTATAACCCTACTTATTCTGACTTATATACGTACTTATTGGTATATTTTGTAGTTTGGCTTGTGTGATTATACTACTTGGTGCTGGATCATTCTTTGATACGATTCCAACTGATGCCAACAATTCAGAGTTGATCCTTTCAGCAATGGACGCTCGAATTGTGTCTCCATAGTAGTCGTCTGTGATGATGTTAGCAAAAAACTCGTAAGTATATTGCTCATCTTTGTCGGCTCCGAGTGTTGGAACCTGTTTAGCAAATCCTCCTAATGCCTGAAGGTACCCGGCAGTGAAAGTAACTCCAGCTTTTGTTAAATTGGTTACTTCGTTTGCTAAATGTGCTATACCAGCAAAGTAAGCCGCTTGGCAGGCTACTGCTTGGTTTGTATTTTTAATTGTGTTTAAAATTGAGTTTACTGTAGCAACACAGGAATTGACAGAACTCAATGATGGTTCAGTTAATCCATAGCCGCCGGGACTACCTTCACCTGATCCTGCAGAGTAGCTGTTTAGGTATGCAGTATAATCAATGATGTATTGATTAACAGCCGAGTCTAATGCTGTCATTGCCGGGCCAAGAGTTTTTGGAACTACATGATTATAGTTTTCATTTAAGGTATTGAATATTCCTGTATACGGCATTCCGGCTACAGCACCGAGGTAATCAATAATTGTTGTGTTTGTAAAAGGACCTTCACCGTTACCAGTTCTAGTGTTTACTGCTGTAACTGTTGAATTTGGTATTAGCGGAGTATTAGCATCAGATGCGGCCGCTAAATGTGGAATGTGCGGAACTTCAAAACTAGATAAAAATTGAGCTACTTCGGCCCATGATCTAAAATAGGCTTTACCTATTCTTGACTGTAGATATTTGTTGAAACTTGTAAAGTCTGTGATGCCTAAATTTTGTGATAGCTGTGTTCGTGTTGTTGGGTCTATTACTCTATCAAACTTTAAATAATCGCTAAGTAATGTTAGGTTAGCACCCGAGTAAGGAACAAAGCCAGTAGCAGAAACAATAGCTTCTAAGTTGCCGCCTGTAATACTAGAGTAAATTTGTTCTAGCACGTCAGCACTATTACCAGATACAGTTGTAGTTGATACTTTTACATCAAGACTTGGTAACTCAATTTGCCCAATGAAACTACTGTATGACTTAACTGCGTCAATGTATTCTGTTGTTTTAACAGGATGTGGAACTTGAGTTAAGTCGCTGAGATTTAATCCTGCGTCGGACATTGATTGACCAAGATTGCCCAATGATCCAAATCCTTGATTTAATAAATTTTGACCAAACACATAAACGTCATTGCAGGAGGCTATGTGACTGATATCAAACATAGTGCCCCAATTTTTAACAGCATTTGCTAGTATGTCACCATTGGCTCCAATACCACTGGTCATTAAATCAACTGGGCCTTTATATCCAAGACCACTCTGACCATATGTCTTATCTTTTAATAAATGTACACTCGATACTGTGTCAAAATTCGATGATGAAAAACCATGTGAATATTGAAACACGTTAGCAAACTTGACCATCTTATCTGTAGCACTACCGCTACCAAATGGCAAGTTAGCCTGTATACCAACATTGTGGCTAAAGCCTGCGGTACTGGTTACAGGTATATGGTCATATCTAATAATAGGTTTAGTTACAGCACCTGACTCAGGGTCAGTTGTCCAGTGTGCCGGATTTGGATCGTAGACTGGTACAATATATTCTGCATAGGTAAAAATACTTGAACTTGTCACTGGTGTTACGTTTGGAGTATAAAAGTCAATAATCCATGCGTTGTTAGCAACATTGGCGCCAATACCAGTTGTTCCTGTTAGTGCCGGTAATAAATTAGCAGATACATTGCCACTGTTAGTAGCATTGTATAAAAGATTGGCCAAAGACTGTATCGGTTCGTGGCTTTGAAATGTAGATATAGCTGACAACAGGTTAGCAGATACTGCTAACCCATGTCCACCGCGAATAGTTTGCTCGGCATTGATTTCTAGTGCTGATGCCACTGTTATCCTCCTAGCGGTCCGCTAACAACAACCGTCATGCACGGGCTCACAAAAACCCAATGACCGCAGGTAGTAAGACTTCCATCTTTGGGGCCAGCCGCAAACGCAATAGGTTTGCCTTCAACTAATACATTCATTATGCCTTCGACTATAATCGAACTGGCGCACAATGGATTAAATCCAGGTAATTTAGGCCAATAAGGATTTCCATGTTCTGATGTCATTGTGCCAACAGTCGCAACAGGAAGACCCTGGGCTCTAACAGTAGGTGCACCGGGAGCCACAACGATACCAATGCCAAGCGGAGGAGTGGCGTTTGCACCTTCTATTCCGTTCATTGGATCTAATTTACTAGTTACTGTTGCTACAAAACCTGATGACATTAAGTTATGATTCCGCCCTTAGACACTGGTTGTATACCTGTTGTGGTTTTGATATAGTGGTTTTCTAGATCTTTAACTACAGGAGCATGTATAATTACGTGCTGTTTATTCAGTGTTACATTAGTATTTATATCCCCAGAAAACAGGCTTTGAACTAATCCAAGACCTTGTGGGCTAGGAATTACAGTACAGGGGCGGCTAATAACATAGCCTGTATCGGTTTCTTCAACGATACGTGCTACAATTTCATCACCGTTGACGACTTTAAAACATACGACCGAATTTGCGTCGTATTTCTTTGAAATTAACATAATTTTCCTTTAGATTGAATTTTCTATTTCATGCGGTAGTGGCACATCAGGAATTTGATTGATGTCTAACGCTAGAATAGCTTCGGCTCCGCTGGCTATAAACTCGTAATTGTTATATAGCTTTGGCCATTTTGGATCTGTGTAATCCGGTAAATCGCAAAAACAACTACCACCGTGATGTTTTGGATGTTGACTATCATCCTCATGGTCGTATTCTTCTCTGTGATCATCCACAAAGAAATCTTCAAAACGACGTCCTGCTGAAGTAATGTAATTTTCTACTTTGGCATTTTTATCTGTCGGACGTCTATAAAACAGCTGAAGCATTACTTAATTGATTTCCAAAAATCATCGTTTTGTTTCATTAGCCCCTGGAATCCACCTTCAACTAATAGAGTTCCGTCTTGGTAAATTTGAGGAACTGTGCGGTGTCCTTCATTAACAATAAATTCACGTGCTTCGGGTGTTTTTTCTATGTTAATTTCTTCAAACTCAACACCTTTGATCTTTAATAAGTTTTTTGCCTGTACGCAATACGGGCATTGTGTTTTTGAATATACTGTTATCATTATAAACTAAATCCTTTGAATGTGTTATTATCAACGTCTTGTTTTGTACCACCAATGACGTAAGTGGTAATTTCAGTTTCTTGTGGTGCTACTTGTACTTCAGCGCCAGCAATCCATTTAGCTGTCCAAGGTAGTGGATTAGTTGATCCTGGTTTCATACCACAGTCTAATCCTACCGCAGTCATACGCTTACAAGTTAACCAATCAACATATTGACTTAACAATACTTCGTTAAGACCAATCATCGATCCATCCTTAAACAAATATTTGGCCCAGGCCTTTTCTTGTGCGGCCGCATCCAGAAACATACGTTCGCACTCGGCCTTGGTTTCAACTTTAATTAATGCATAGTCCGGGTCATCTGTCGGCAATAGTTTTAGTAGGGTTTGCGTGGACCCTAAATGTACGTTTTCATCCCGTGCTATAAGTTTAATTATCTTTGCATTACCTTCCATCTTTTTTAATTCTGCAAATGCCCATGAGCAAGCAAAACTAACATAGAAGCGAATACCTTCTAATGCATTAACTGAGTTAAGGCACAACCATAATTTCTTTTTAAGTTGATAAGGATCAACTACAATTTGTTTACCATTTACTGTATGTGTGCCGTAGCCTAACATACGGAACCAACCCGACGCTTCAATAAGATCATCGTAGTATTTGCTAATGTCAGTAGCACAGGCAACAATCTCATCTAAGTCCATTAGTTCATCAAAGACTTCACTAGGATTAGAATATACGTTACGAATGATATGTGTGTAACTACGACTGTGAATAGTTTCGTTAAATGCCCAAGTCTCAATCCAAGTTTCTAGTTCAGGGATGGTGGCGAGAGGCAAAAAGGCTAGGTTAGGACTACGCCCTTGCACAGAGTCTAACAAGATTTGACGCTTTAGATTTGATGTAAAGATATGCTTTTCAAAGTCAGTAAGTTCTTTAAAGTCCTTGGCATCATGCATAACATCAACTTCTTCCGGACGCCAAAAGAATCCCAACTGCTTATCTGTTAGTTTATCAAACTGACGATATTTTAACACATCGTATCTTTGTATTGCCGGAGTTCCGTTTGTATCAAGGAAAGCCAATGACTTGGTGTGATTTGTTTTTCTTATATTAAATACGCTCATTGTTGTTTTTCCTTTATATAATTGTATAATTCATTGGCAATTTGTTTATGTGCCTTTACGGTTGGGTGAGCAGTAGCATTGTCTAGCCAGCCTGCTTTTTGTAATTCTTTTACTGAGTTGTTTGGGAATGTCTGCGCCATTGTTGGTTTTAATAAATTTAACCAAGGTACACTAGAGCTTGACAATTTAACATTATTCTTTTGGCACAAGAAACTTAACATATCATTGTTTGATTCTTTAATTTTATAAAATAAATTTTCGTTGTTAAATTTTAAATCTTCATGGTTGTAACTTTGAAAACTATTAAAAAACAAGTGATCAATATCTTGTGCTGTTAAGTAAGCATCAAGAGTAGTTATATGATTTCCTAGTTTTTCTAACTCGTACTCTTTATTCCAAAAATGTTTAAAGTGATAAGTTGATTCGTCTTGTAGTTCTTTATTTTTATATCGGCGACCCCAAATGCATGGTTCAATTTGGTCAGTGGTGTTGCTGTAAATTTCCCAACGATATATGCTGGTAATGCCCCACAAAACAAATATAGCAGAATAATCGTCTTTGTTGTTTTTAACAAAGTCGATTAACTTTCTTACTTGTTCTGCATTGCTGGCGCCATGTCGTGCAATAAAATGCAATTGGTCAAGACCTAGAGATTTTTGCAAACGTCCAGCAAAACTATTTTCAGCAACAAAGGCAGGATCTTCTACATGATCAAAGTCGTGTGTAGTTGCTGTGGGATCACAGTCGATACTCTTGCCGGCTACCCAACTGCAACCGACGGCAACTAACACGCTTGGTTTCATATCACGCAACTATCGCATTCAGCATCATCGGCAACCGCCTCAGGCTCTAACGCTTTTTCACCTAACTTATCGATATCTATTTCGCCTTGACCATCATTGGTGTTAAAGTAATATAATTGTTTACCGCCATACTTATAAAACTGTATAACATCTTTGAGCATATCACTCATTGGAATCTTTTCATCTTCGTAAAAACGAGGATTATATGACGTATTAACACTGATACCTTGATCAATATACTTTTGCAATACAGCACATAGTTTCAAATAACCTTCAGGACTACGTTGATCCCATAGTAATTCATATTTGTTCTTTAGGCGGCGATACTCAGGTACAACTTGTTTAAGTACACCGTGTTTGCTTTGTTTAATACTTACATAACTGCGTGGGGGTTCAATGCCGTTGGTTGCATTACTAATTTGAGCACTAGTTTCTGCCGGCATTAGAGCCATGAGGGTCGCATTACGCTGACCAGTTAATTTTGTTTGTTCACGCAATTCTGCCCAAGGCATACGTTCTTGATGTGGAACTAACTCATCAATTTCTTTCTTACGAGTGTCAATTGGTAGTACACCATTTGCACTCTTTAAATCTTTCCAACGTGTACATGGGCCTTGTTCGACGGCGAGATCTGCTGAAGCCTTGATTAGATAATAACTCCAGGCTTCAGCATACTCATCAACTAATGCTAACGCTTGTGGATCACTATAACCTACATCATTTTTTGCCAAGAAATAAGCAAAATTAATGATGCCTACACCAAGTGGACGGAATTCTTTAGTAGCTAGTTCGGCCGCCTTGATAGGATAACCTTGATAACTTAATAAAGCATCTAGTCCACGCACCGCTAGTTCACAGGGCTTCTGGAAGTCATGTGGGCTTTTTACATTGCCCCAATTGATTGCACTTAGGGTACACAATGCAATCCTACCATCCTCGTCGTTGACATCCTTCAGTGGAACTGTTGGTAAATCAATTTCGCAACAAAGGTTTGACATCTTAACTGGTGCTACACTTTCATCAAACGGACTATGAGTATTTGCATGGTCTACATTTTGCAAATAGATACGTCCGGTATCTTTACGCTCTTGCATAAAACGGGTAAACAAGTCAGCGGCCTTAAATGTTTTCTTACGTAACTTAGTGCTACGCTCGGCACGCTCGTACAACTCTTTAAAACGCTCTTGGTCGTTAAAGAATGCTTCGTACATTTCAGGTACATCGTGGGGACTAAAACAGGTAATATCACCGCCTGTGATTAATCTTTCGTACATTAATTTGTTGAATTGGACACCGTAATCCATGTGACGTACACGATTATCCTCGGTGCCCTTGTTATTCTTTAATACCATAAGGTCTTCAATTTCTAAATGCCAAATTGGATAGTATAGTGTAGCGGCACCGTTACGTACACCGCCTTGGCTACAGCTACGTGTAGCACTTTGGAATAGTTTATAAAAAGGAACTACACCCGTGTGGTATGCGTCGCCGTTTCGAATAGGCGATCCCAACGCTCTGATTCGTCCCGCCCCGATTCCAATCCCAGCTTTCTGGCTAACATACTTGACAATACTACTACTAGTAGCGTTAATACTATCAAGACTATCATCCGTCTCAATAAGGACGCAACTACTGAATTGCTTCTGAGGAGTACGTACCCCAGCCATAACAGGGGTAGGTAAACTAATGTCTCCAAGACTAATGGCATCATAATAATCTTTTACCCAACGTAAGCGGGTCTCCTTAGGATAATGTTGGAAAAGTGTTGCCGCAATTAAAATATATGCCATCTGTGGTGTTTCATATATTTCATTTGTTACACGATTCTGAACTAGGTACTTACCACGGAATTGTTCCATAGCAACGTAAGTAAAATTCTCATCGCGTTCATGATGGATATAGCTGTTTAAAGTATCCCACTCTGATTCAGAGTATGATTCAAGTAAGCCAGAGTCATAAAAGCCCGATGCAACATTACGCTTTACTAAGTCTAGTAATGAGCATGGTTGATAATTGTGATAAACTTGTTTGCGTAGATGGTAATTGATTAAACGACCTGCTACGTATTGATAATTTGGTGTTTCTTCTGAAATTAAATCAGCCGCACTCTTGATTAGAGTCTCTTGAATATCTGCTGTTTTAATTCCATTGTAAAACTGGATGTGGCTTTTTATTTCTACTTCGCTGGCGCTAACACCTGTGATGCCCTGTGTAGCCCAAAATACTACTTTGTGTAACTTTTCTATGTCGAGGTCTTCTAAGTGCCCCTCTCGTTTTGTAACTTTAATTGATGTCATTGAACTCTCTTAATAATTTTCTAATTGTAACTCTACTGCGGTGTACTGCTGTTTTAAATGTAATTTGTCGACTTGTTTGATATTTACAACTTGTCCGTCAATCATATTAAGAATATATTTCCCTTGATTGAAAAATGCTAAATTATAGTCATATCCTTTTACAAGATCAGAATACACACGCATTTCAATGTCTAAGCTCTTTCTATGCTTAGTTAATAGCATAGTATAGACTATACCCAAACATTTTGCAATGTCGCAATACTCGTTTTCGTCAATTAATGTCCAAGGATCAGGCCAACTCTCTGGGCGATCCATATCTAAATAATAAGGAACAAAAGGAGCCCTGGCCCAAAGCTCTGCTGTTTGGGCTAGTGCGTCTTCAATAGGAAGATTATCTAACGTCGATCGAAAGTCACGCCAGGATCTCAGTCGATCCTCGCTTTTTAATTGAAACATCAAATTTGGTTATACGGTTCTTATCTGATATGAAAATGATGATAGCGTACCAGCTGTGTAATTTAAAAAGGCCATTGAAGAATTAGCAGTTATAGTTAGTACCACGTCTGTCGCGGCTGTTTCGCTATATTCATCATCGTATGCAACTGCGGAGCCAAAGCGACTGAATTCAATACGGCCGCTTCGTTCTTTATTTGATTGTTGTATGGCGTAATAAATTGCACCATTGGTTGTTGGGAACCTGTCAATAGTACCACTGCTTGAACCCGGTAATGTTATAACATTACTAGTAAACTGTCCTGCCTGTATAGCGGCTAGTGTAGTATTGACTTGATTTAAATTGCTAGTCAATGACGAAACGTTACCAGTTAGGGTTGAAACGTTTTGTGTAATACCGTAGGTAAAATTAACTGCTGAATATTGTGTTAAAACTTCAGTTACACCTTCTTGCGGTGCTCCTTCAGCGATAGTACCGTTACCAATATATAGTCTGCGTGAGTCAATACTCCACCCTAATTCGCCGGACGCTAACTGTGGTAAATCTTGCTGTAGTCCTCTACGGACTTGGATTTGACTGATTTGAAGAATAGCCATTTTATACTAACCTTAACATTATTAATGTATTTATGCGGTTAGGTAGTATAGCTCTACACGTTTGTTCCATTCGTCAACCCAGTGGGCAAATTCGTCACCTTCGATAACAAATTCTAAGTATTCTGGAGTTGAATATGTATTATCCGGCAATAATTTAGGCTGTGCGGCCATCATAATTACACCAGTATTAATATCTGTACCATGTGTTTCGTTGTGTGCTTGTGCGTAAGCGGCTAGCTGTATAAAATAATCGCCAATCCACTCACGCTTCTTGGGCTTGTTAGTTTGCTTAAAGTCAATGATAGCGGGCTTGCCCTTCCAGACTGCAATACAATCTGTAGTGCCGGCATATAACCCACTATAATAAACAGGTACTTCCGAACCCCAAAACTCGTCTACATTTTGGAACCCGTTAAGAATAACTTCAGCGGCCATAAACCAACTTGGGTGAGCATAAGGATTGCTAGGTAGCGGTTTCATATCATTACTTAGAATATAACTCTCTAAGTAACTGTGCATACGGGTTCCGCGGTTAGCGGCTTCTGTAGTAATCTGTTGAGCACGTTCTTCGCCAACAGCCTTTTTCCACTTGGCTAGTGCTTCTTTTTGTTCAGCAGGTTTGGTACGATCAAGGATAGTTGTTACACTAGGTACCTTACTTCCATCAGGTAAGCAGTAATGTCTTTTGCCATCGACCGTAGTACGATCCATTGGTGTATAATTGTATTTGTTGATTATCATATTCTAAAACTTTCGCCACAACCACAGCGGTCTCTTTCGTTTGGATTAATAAAATCAAAACCTTCGTTAAGTCCATTGCGTACCCAATCAATAGTCAAACCATTTAGGTATGGCTCATGCTTTCGGTCCACTAGTACTACAAAATCTGGTTGAGCGTAGTTAATTGTTCCTTCTTCGGGTTCGTATTTGTCTATGTATTCTAACATATATGCCATGCCAGAGCAACCGGTAGTTCTAACACCAATACGTATGCCCGCACCTTTTCCTCTGCGTGACAGTAGTTCTTTAATTTTTTTATAAGCCGTTTCAGATACCTGTATCATGCTTGTCTCTGTAATTTTTTACAGCCGCTTTGATCGCATCTTCCGCAAGTATACTGCAATGAATCTTGACTGGCGGTAGTGCGAGTTCTTCCGCAATCTCACTATTCTT